AGCTATTACCTATATTAAATTTAGCAGTACCGCCATCATTACCAAGCCAAAAACCAGCAGCATTACTTGAGTAGCCTGTTTTGTTTTGTCGAACTGACATACCAGCAGCAGTTCCAAGATTTAACTCGCCTGTATTTATTTTTGCAGCAGATAAATTTAAAACCTTAACATTAGTTATAGCTCCATCTTTTATATCTGGCGTACCTGTAGGCGCATCACCTACTGTAAAAGTTAATGCAGTTGCGGTTGATTCAACGCCTACGCTATTTAATGCAGTAATATTAGCAACGTAATTAGCATCTACCGGTAAGAAATTAAGATCACAATTATTAACATCAACAATTCTATTTATTTGCTGGTTACCAGAAGAATCCTTAACGTTTACCCTCCATTGATAATAGGGATAATCAGTGGGTAAAGCCCAAGCCAAAAAGGGTCTAGATGTGTTTGAATTATCTGTATCTGTAAAAGCTAAACTGGTTGGAGCTTTTACAGCATAAGCACTAGGAACATTTGCTAACGCTTCTACTGCTTCTTGAGGTGGTACTGTCCAAGTATAGACGTCAAAATATTCAAGCATTGAAACAGCAACTAACCCACTAGGCTGAAGTTCTAATGCCTCAACTCTAAATGTTTTTCCGCTAAATCCTAATGGTGCGTATGTAAGATTTGTAATGTCTCCAACGTTTAATTTATACATCTCTGGCGTTCCTAAGAACTGTATAGTTGTTTGGTGTCTGCTTCTGACAAGAATCGTTTTAGCATGGTTATATGCTATATATGCAGAAGTTGTATGCGGAAATTCAACCTTTAGCTCAAGAACCTCACCGCCATCATCACTAGTGTAATCATTAGAATCAGTTGTAGCTTCATGGTAAACAGTAGCAGTATCCATCTCATATCTTTTATTAGCATTAAAAAACTCAACTACTACCTTGTTTGCTTTTTTATCTTTGTTTCCGTAATCAACTGAAATGCCGGAATCAGCAATAATATGATTATCATTAATACTAAATGTTGATGATCCGGTATCTTCTATTTGTAACTCATATTTCCCATCAACATAATTGAATATCCCACGCATGTTAGATAAAAGTTCTTTAGAGTTTTCCATAACTGTCTTATTACAATCAATGTAAGCGTTGCAATGAAACCTTTTAGATTTAATTAAAGAGCTTCCAGATTGACTTGAATAATTACCACCTAAAGTTCCATTAAAAAAAACAATATACTCAGGATTTTCACTGAAAAATTCATTACGTTGAAGGGCTGTAATCTCTTTCCCATCAATAACGCCATTTCCATTGGCGTCATATACGTCCATTAGCTCACTAACTTTATTTTGCCACCACATTACATTAGCTGAACCGCCAAGAACTTTTATAAAATTGTCACCGCTTGAGCCAGACCATGTAAGGGCTTTTGCTGATCCATTAAAATATGGGCTATTAACTTCAGTATCAGCTTTGTTAGCTGCTGCACTAAAGGTAGCCATGTTAATTTGGGAAGTCGCCAAGCCTTTTCCGTAATCGTTGTTCTGAATCAGATCAAGGAAGCACAAAGCTGGGTTTGAACTCCAAGCGGTTGAGTTATCCCTGGGATCAAATACTTTTTTACCCTTTACCTGAACTGTTAATTGTGGGACTCCACGAAACTGTCCTTTAGAATCATAGATGTACGAAGCTGCAATGTAAGCAACGCCATTTAATTTATGTGCTGTAGTCCATTTACTACCAATGGAAGCTCTGAGCATTGGGTCTGCTGCTTGCGAAGCTGCTCCATGATGTAAATTCATCACATACCTATAACCGCCAAGTGCCGGATTAGTACCAAAAGTACCGCCTGTTAAATCAACTGATCCTGAGTTTTGATTAGCAGTACACAATGAGCCAGAGCCGGATGATATTTTATCTGAGCCTATGTAACCACCATTTCTAAATTGCTTAGAGTCTCGCAAGGAATTACCACTAAGTTCAATAGTCTCCCCCATTATTTCTTCACATTCACCAACTGATAAGGCATAAACAACATATAAATGAGTTGATGAATTTCCAGCGGTGTCCATATAAACTATTTGCGCACCAACCCTTCTTGATCCATATATAACAGGAATTTTGCCACCAGCAGCAATCTTGTTAGCCATGATATCTTGCCCTTTTGCAAGCATGTCTTTTGCTTGCATATACCCTTTGACACCAACGCCAAGAGTTAGGACTGTCATGGCTATCTGAAAGCCATCACTAGCCATTACTTTAAGTATAAAAGCTCCTACTGCTCTAAAGAAATCCATTAGCTACCCCACCTGACATCTGATTTAGTCTGAGTAGCAAACTCCATTCCTTTATCGCCCGCGCTAAAACCCTCTTGAGATTCCTCGCTGAAATGCCTCCCCTTCGTCAAATTCCAGTTAGCCCAATGAGAAGCAACTTTTAGCGATAAATTTGAACTGCTTACAGTTTCAGAAATAGAGACACTTCTGATTTTTCCAGTAAAGTAATTTATTGCGCCAACTATTGATTCATTTTCATTAAAATAGGCTAAATGTATTTCAACTATTTTGTCTGTAAATGATCCATTTTGAACTAATGCCCTTACCTGATCTGTTACGTTAGAAAAACCCATGCTAATCTCATCCACTTGTAATTGACCTGTTTCAGTTATTGAATCAACACTAAGAAAACTTCCACCGGCTTCATAAGCTTCAGAATTAAATGTAACGTTTGAATACCAATCAGTTAATCTAATCGTTGATGATAATTGTAGTTCTACTAAAAATGCTGTCTTAGTTGTAGGTGCAGAAACTTGCGCTTGTAAAGCTGTTGATAAGGTTCTTGGCATTAGATCGACTCTCTGACATCAAACGATATTGAGTAAAAACCAGAAGCATTTGTAGAATACATAATTTCACCGCTTGATAGATATACTGTAAATTGTGGTTTATTAACTACAACTGCTGAATTGTTTGCTATGGCTGTTACCAAACTGGGCGATATTAAAACTGTTAATTGACCAGATGAATCAGCATCTATATCTGCTTGCACCATATAAACTTTTGTATGTCCTGTAAACTTAATAAGATCACCAGCTTTTAAAGCCCCAGATTGATTAGCTGTAAACCCATCCAAGGCTATAGAGCCATCACCAATAGCTTGTGCGCCATTAGCTAATATATCCGTTTCTGATTTAGCAGCTCCCAAATTGTCCAGAGGTGCTGCAATTGTGAAATCCTCAAAACTTCCTTTCTGTTTTTGTAAAAATGCAAAATATGCCTGCCCATTTTCTTGGGTCATTGGTGGCATTTGAACTGTGAAGCTAAAATATTGTCCGCCTATTAATCTTGCAGATTTTTTACCTGACAAAGTTTGGTTAAGTATCGTTGGCTGATTATCTTTAAACTGTAAAGATTTAAAGCCTATTGTTGTTGGGTATAGACCAGACATTATATAACTCCCATCTTGCCTTGATTATTCATGGCGTTGTTTATTATTGATGTTATTAATCCTTTTCTTGATTGCAGCAATTGGTCAAAGCCGGCTGCATCTACTGCATTAATATTAAAATTTATTGTTGGAGATGACTGAGACTGACCTTGTTCGTGATCTACTACTGTTTCATTTGGATGTAAAACTGCTGGAAATCCTCCCTTGCCATCTACACCGCCAGCCCTAGCGCCCATTCCTGTATATCCACCACCTGCAAAAGATATAGAATCAGTCAAAGCTGTAGCTTTAGCTGTTGAAGGATCAAAATAATCAGTAACGCCACTACTAATAAAACCTACTAATTTTTTTACTATAAACACATTGATTAATTCGTTTATTACCGCTTGCGCTATAGACGTTGCAAGCTCTTTAAAACTCAAGAATTCAGCGCTTGCAAAGTCGAAGAAATTTTTAAAAGCAGATGTAAGCCGACCCTCAATAGTATCTGCAAACTGTTGAACTACAGTTATATTTTCTTTAATATTTTTGCTAAATTCTGCTAATGGAGCTGGGTTTGTTAATTGAGCATTTAGTTTTTTTTGTATCTCAGCCTGTTTTTCTCTTGCACCGACTGCTGTTTCCAATACTGAAATTTCTTCTTTAGTTTTTTTAATACTTACAGCTACTACTTGCAGACCTCTAAAATTTGTTTTGTTTAAGCCTGCTTGCGTTGTTTCTAAGACTTTTAAAGTATCCTTTTGTTCATTTAATTTATTAGTAAGTTCTTCTGTACTTTTAGTGAATAAATCTGGCTTTATTAACCCCATTGTTTCTGCGAAATTTAATATAGCGGTTGAAGTGCTAATAAACGCTTCTTGTAATGGAAGTAATACCTGCCTTTTAAGCCTGTTCATAGTGTCGTTGAAAGCTTCGGCTTTTCTTATAGATTCTTCTGTAATGACGCCTGTTGCAGACTCAGCCAGATCATTCATGGCATCAGAACCGCCTTTAACTAGGTTAGCCATTGTTATACCAACCTTTGCGCCAAAGACTTGAGCTAATAAAGCATTTCTTTTGAATGGTTCTTGTATAGAATCCAGACTAACAAAAAATTCTTTAAATAAAGCTTCAGACTTTTTAGTTTCACCGCTTGAATCTTTTAAGGATATCCCCATTTCCTCAAACGCCTGCTTAGCCAAACCAGTTCCCATTGTGGCTTCACCAACTCCCTTAGAGAAAAATTTAAGCGCTTTATTAAACTGCTCAGTTTCTACGCCAGATTGTTGAGCTGCAAATTGGTATTTTTGTAAGAATCCAGTTGTAACCCCAATAGCATCTGCTGTTTTGCCGATATTATCAGCAACCTCTAAAGTTTCAGCTCCAAACTGAACAATGGCTCTAACCGCAAAAACACCAGCAAATGCACCAGCCAGCTTCTTCATAGCTCCCTGAGTTTTACTAATGTTCTTATCTACGCCAGCAAATCCCTTCTTAGTATTATCCTTTGCTGAAATTCTTAATTTATAATCAGTTGCCATTTTTCATTTGCCTGTTTTTTTCTTCTAAATACGCCATCCATCCAGTAAATTCGGATAAGGTTAGCTTTTCTTCTAGTTCAACTACTGTGCAATGCAGTAATTCAGCTAAATAATACCTAGCAAATAAGTCCTTATCCTCTGCTACTTTTTTGCTTGCTGCTCATAAGTTGGGCTAGACATTATTTCAGTCGCTACCCTTGCTAAAACATCCTTATCAACATTGTTCATTAATGCGTTTTTGTCTGATAGATCAAATACTTTTTCACCATCAGAATCTAAGGCTTTATGTATTAAGCAATATGCCATCAACGCAACATCATCATCTTTTGCAAATCTTTGCAATTTAGACATTTCTGCTAATGTTAATGGCTTTGCATATACCTTTAGAATTTCATCTCCATCACTCCATTCAGGAATCTCTATCTCTTTTATTTCCAACCCATCAAAATGGGCTTTAGCCTTATCAATTATTTTCATACTTATACTGTTGCTGTACTTAAAGCACCAGTTCCCTGGACACTTATAGACGCTTCAACCATTCCATCAAATGAGCCAGTAATAGTTTTACCCGTTACCAATGCTGTACCACTATAATAAGTGTCACCTGACGCTGCGCCCTCTGGATAAAATACTAAAGTTACTGATGCACCAACAGATAGTGCTACTTGACCTGCTGAATCAGTCTCATCCCAGAAGCAATCTACACTTCCGCTAAAACTAGTAAGAGAAGGCAAATATGTTCTTGCAGCATCTCCCATTTTTGTAGTCTCAAGCGTATCTGCGGATTCTTCTAAAGAGTAAGATTTCACTTCAGCTACAGTTGCACTTCCAACTTTTACTAAACCTTCACTTCCTTTATGTGTTGCCATTCTTTATTCCTCGTTTTTTTTACTTTGTTTTGAAGAAGATTTAATTGGGGCTGCTTCTTCTTTCCAACCCTTTTCTTTTAGATACGCCACTTTGTGTTTTGGTGCATCAATAGAATCTATGCCATTTGGACTAATCATTTTCATAATATTCCCTCGTTAAACTGCCACGTCTGGAGCTTGCTCTTTGACGTAATAGTTAGTTAAAAAATTCAATGTTGCGTATGCCAAAGGAGTTTCACCTTCTGCATTAAAATCAATCTCAGTTGATTCCAGGTAACAATCTTTAGCCAATCCATTTAAAGTAGGGTCTGCTGCAATAGCTATTTCTACCTCTTTGGCTGAAGTGTCTATGGTGTCATCAAAATTACTAGTAGCTTTAACGTAAATTTCAACAGCAACAATTAAATTTCTGCTTGATAATCTGTTAGTTCCTATAACCTCTGGCATTGAGTCCTCTGACTTGGTGTAAACCAATAAAGCTGGCGTTCCGCCTGTAGCTAATGGATAAACCCTTGATTCATAAACTCTATTCCCAGTAGTTGTTAAATTATTAAGAGTAGTTGCTATTTGCTCTCTTATTTGATTTCTTACATGCTTTGCCATTAGATTTTCTGAAGCTCCAAAGCACTAAAGCCAGTTCTGTCACTTTGTATATTTACAACAGTAAAATTAGCTGCTGGACTTAAAATATTACCCTCAACATCTTTAATAGCTGAAACTTGCAAGGTGTTTCCATGCGCAATACTCGGCACGTCTATTGATCTGCAATATGCAACCGGCTTAGTTGCTTCTATAGAAACTTCCAATCCGTCTTGCTCTACATATTCATTATTTAAAATAATGTTTATAGTTGTTTGTGCGTTTCCGCTATTGGTATAAATCGCCTGTACACCATGCCCAAAATTTATATCTAAATATGACGCCATATCTGATTCAGTTTCCATTAAATATTGAGACATGATTATTGAATTGCCAGAACAAGCTCAACCATTCCAACATTATCAGGCTGAGCATTAACTACAAGAAAATTTGTCGCTGGGGTTAATGTAGAGCCATTGTTTGTAGTGATTGCATTAACTGTCACCCTATCATTAATACTTATGTTTGGAACGTCTGTTGCCCTTACATGCGCCCTAGGCTGATAGCCTTCAACTGCAACTGCATTACCTTGTATAGAGAAATAATCTTGGTCAATTATAAGATTGATTCCGTAAGAGTTGCCAGAATCAATATCAAAGTAAGAATCAACTAAACCTGATCTTGAGTCCCAAGGTATTCCTTGTAATGAAAAAAAAGTAGCAGTTACCCCGCCAATCTGCGGATTCACATAACTATTAAAATCTCTGCTACTTTCTAAAGGCATGACTACTTATCTGATCTCTTTTTTGGAGACTTAATTGCTTTATTATCTAAAGGTTTGTCTTTGTGGCTTACATCCTCTGCACAATGACTTGTAATAAATTGTTTGGCTTCAGCAGCAGTTACATCTACTACGTCACCTTCGTATCTGGTAACACCTCTAACGTGTGTCGTTTTTAAAATTCTAATTTCCATAATTTTTTCCTAAAAAAGGGTGACCAATTAAGGTCACCCAGAACAACAATACTAGTTAAGCTAATATGTCTTTAATAACCCCAAAACCATCATCATTTCTCAGACCTACATCCAAATCCTGGAAAAAAGCTAGCCTTGTTCCACCAGATGTAGATAAGCTTGATGTGTCTACGACAATATCAATTCCAGACCAGAAGCCAAGCATGACGTTAGAGAAATCACCAAATATAGCAGCAGAACAATTAGCGCCAGAGTTACCTTTTACAAGGTTGCTTGGTACTAAAGTTGTTGAAGATACGTTATAACCTAGAATTGAATTAACAGCTTCCATTATAAAGTTACCTTCAGCTCCGCCAGCTTGCTTAGAGATAGTTCTAAGAGCAGCAACAACTTTTGGGTTGGTTAAAAATGCTGGATTACCACCCATAGCATTAGACGTGTCCACTGCTTTGATTAGTTCAACAATTTTTGCATAAGTAATAGCCAAACCATTAGTTCCCATAGCAACAACATTACCAGAAGCAACGTTAGGTATTATTCCAGAAGGCTCATTTGTAGCCCCACCCTGAATAGCAACTTGGTCAATTTTTCTAGCAAACTGAGAAACAATATCATTTCTTAATACTGCTTCTACTGAAGGATCAGACTGAAGCATGAGCTTTCTCGAACAATCCACGAAAGACGCCAAAGTCTTAGGAACTAAATTGACTTGCTCGAATACTGCTGCGCCTTCTGTAGGAGCTGCACCTTCTGCAACAAAAGCTGTGTTAGTTGTTTGAGCTGATAACTTAGGAATTGCAACGTTGCCTTTTAGACCTGTCATAACTCTAGCACCCAACTCACCAATGCTTAATTTAGCGTATAAAGCTGAAATAAACTGGTCTGCAAGATGATCTGTACCAACTAAAAATCCACCAGAACTATTTGGTGTAACTTTTTGGTCTCTTTGTCCCCAATTAAGATCTGAAGGCATGTAAAAACCTCTAGCTTCTTTACCAGTTCTTTGAGCAATTTCTTCTGAAAGTTCTCTTTCATAACCAGCTTTAGACCAATCACCAGTAGAACTAGCGTTGATTGCTTTGATTAAAGAGTATTCACTTCTTTCATTCTCGTTTAGACCTAGAACTGCTGGTGCAACTTCTAAAGGCTTATCATTAGAAATTGTGTCTAATAATGATCCTCTAAACTGTTCAACAGTTTGTCCATTTTGAATAGCACTATCAGCCAAATCTCTTTGGTTATGGTGCTTACCTAATGCTTGAATTTCTCTCACATTTTTTTGCATTTCTGCTTTAGCAGATTCAGTCGCTTCACTTCTGATAGCGCTTGTATCTATTTTATTTTCTGTTTCCATTTTAATTTCCTTAAAATTTAATTCTTTTTTATTTTTAGAACGTCCTACTCCAACTTTTGACGAAGTGTCAGCCGGCAAACTTACCAAAGAAATTTCACGCGGACTCCAATTTACAGCCCTATAGTGATCTCCGTTTTTATCATCTTGCATACGTTCCATTTTGTTAATTTGATATCCCACGCTGATATTTTTTCTAATACCATCACGGACATCTTCAAAGATTTCTGAAGCAAGCTCGCTTTTCCCAAAACGAACAATAGCAACCGACCTAGCCGCCTTTTCATCAATCATAAAATCCTCTACAACACCAATTTGTTTAGACATATCATGGTCTAACAATAATGGTGCAGTTTTTGAATCCATAAATTCAGTATCTATAGATTCTCTTTTGTGATCTAAAACTTCTAATCCAAATGAACGTTCAACGCCTTGTTCAGAGCTGACTCCAACTCTAACAGTTCGCTTTTCTTCATCTATATAAGAAGCTCTAGACAAATCAATCGTTCTGTAAGCAATCTCACTAGAATTTGATCTATCTACATCACTTTCAACTTCAACAGCCATTTCTTCTGGTTCAGTTTCTACGACTTCTTCAGATTCAGTTTGCACTTCATCTATTTCAGTTGTTTCAACTTCATCAGTTTCAGAAATGGTGTTTTCAATATTAATATCATCCATTTCATTTTCCTCGCTAGTTGTTATTAAATCATTTGGCATAAGTGTTACCCTCTCCCACCAGTTAATTGAGTAACCCCACAATTAGGTAATTGTTTCCCATACGCCCTAACTTTCATCATCTTCACCTTCTATCTCGGCTGGTACTGGTGCTTTATTGCCGAAAGGTTGATAAGCACTAGTAATTCCATACTGCGCCATAAGGTCTTTTTCTTTTTGGTGCATTTCCATTAGTTCTTCTGCATCCCTGCCCTGAGAAGCTGCAATATCAGAATATGTAGTAATGCCATTTTGTAAGCCTACAACTGAAGCCTGTATTTCTTTAAGAGGGTCAATCCAAGACCATTCTCTAGCAATGTAATTAGTTGCATCAAAGAATTTATCAAATTTAGCTATGGGCAAGTTAATTGCTCCGGTTGATATAGACATTTCAAGCCATTTTTTAAATATTGGCTCAACCATGTGATCTATCATTAGTTGTTGTGATATTTGGTATGCTGCTCTGTCCTCCAAAGCTCCTTGGCGGATTGAAGAATAATTTACGCTTGATAAATCATTAGATAAAGAATGGTAAGAAATATTTAAACCAGAGGATATTGATCTTAAAACTGATTTAGTAAAAGATTCAAATGCACTTGAAGGGTGATTAGGATCAAAGCTCTTAAAGTCCATGCCTGCTGGTAGTTGTTCAAACGTTCCTGCGGTAGCGTTCATAACTGGAGCATATCCGGCTTCCTCACCATCACCAACATAACTGTTACCATCTGGGCTAGTAAAGAACCCCATCTTGCTTGAACCAACTCTTGCAGCGACTATTTCTGCTTCAAGATAGCCATTTAACATCTTAATATTAGCCATTGCTGTTGATATAGGTGATACGCCCCTAGTCTGCTCTGGTCTATTACATAAGAAAATATGCAGCAGTTCATCTGCCGGTACTCTAATATGTTTTCTTACGTTTGAATATAAAGTGTCGTATGGATGATCTTTAAATAAATAGTATGCAACAGGCTTATCGAAGTCATTAACTTCTACGCCCATTTTTATCTTGTTGCCATTGGAAGCGGTGTCATTATATTCTTCGTCCAGATGGTCTGCTTCATAGAAGCGGATCATGTAGCCAAATTTGTTTGTATTTGTTTGGATGTGCTGTATTAATACTTCGCCATCCCTATAAAGAGTTTCTACAAATAGTTTTTGAGCATCTAAAAAACTCATTCTGCCATTAGAAACGCAAACGCCTTTTTTACACCATTGTTTAAATGCTGTTTCAATTTGCTTATTGGCGTTCATGTCTAAAGTGCCATTATCATCTCTAGCTTTAGAGCTTATTCTAATTCCTGACTTTCCAACCACGTTTGAAATCATTAAGTTTAAATATCTTGAAACGTATGAGTCATTTCTAGCCAGCTCTCTAGCTCTTGCTCTTAATATTCTTATATTAGGTTGAATATCTGAATCAGCACTTGCTGAAGTAGATGAAAAGTCTGCAAATAAACGCCCTGTATTAGCGCCCTGAAAGGTTCGTTGTTTTAAGCTGATTGTTTTTTCTTGCTTTCTTCTTCTTAAAATATTGTTATACCATGCCATTAGAACTGCACCCCAATAGTATTACCAGAAGGATTGCCATTTTTAACCCTTGCCAGCTTAACTTCTTTAAGCCATTCAACTTTATATCTATCTCTAAATGTTAAAAGCTCATCTATAGACATTCTGGAAAGTGATCTGCCTGCAATGCTCATACTTGACTGATCCATGTTTGCACGTCCTTCAACAACTGCTTCTATAGAATCTAGAACAATCTTTACATGTGACCTAAGACCATCATCAACGATAGTTACATATCCTTCATTAACAATAGCTGAAACTGAAGCCGCGTTAGTAACAATGGCTGTCCATTTGTAGTCACCTGCTGTTTGTCCAGTAGTGCTTGCTAATGCAAATAAATATTCATTATTAGACTCAGTTGCATTAACAATAAATGAAGCAGCAGTAGAGCCACTAATTAAATGAAATTTGTATTTTAAAGAATATAAAGATACTGGGTAATCATTGGAAAGATCAGTTCTTTTCCATGCCCAATAATCGCCCTTTTGTAAAAAGGGTTCAACTTCATTAGGGTAATTTGCAGAATTAAACGCGTTGCTCAAAGAAAAACCTCAAATGTTAAAAGATATATCTAATATTTAAGTTATGAGCCAAAATTTAAAAGTCAATACTTTGGGTATGATAATTATAAATCTTTCCAACTGTTAGCAAAGTTGGTGTTACGGCTAGTTCTCTGCCTAATCAATGGACTATTTTCATCAACTGGTATTGTTTGGCTTTGACCTGTAAGCAATCTCTCCTCTATAGCATCCCAGTTAGGGTTCAATATGTAAGCTGCTGCAAGTGAATAACAAATTGTGTCAAGGCTTTCATTTCTGCTTCTTATCTGTTTCCAGAATAAAGTCTTTCTACCTTTTACAAATTTAACAAATCTTTGTTCAGCGGTTAGCATTTCAAAATATTCTTCATCTACTGTTGAAGGAAAATGCAAGGTTGAGTACCCATATTCTGAAGCAAGCCTTGAGTAAATAACTTCTTTAGCTGTATCAGAGCCGACTGGGTAAAGGCTATTTTCTTCTTTACCAACCTTGCTAGGCTTGCCAACAACGCTTTTACCACTTTGTGATTGTCCTTTAATTGCATATATTCTTCTTGCTTTTTTATTTCTAGTAAAGGCATAAACCATTTGAGTTTGAAAACCTGAATCAATAGCAGTACAAACAATCTTCATAACCCTCCCAGATAGTGTTTTAAATGTTGATGATAGATATGCATCTAAATCGTCCCAAACATTAGATTGCCCAGTATTTCCATAGATAACCTTGTACTCAACGACCCACATTTCGTAATTATGGGAAAAAGCTACCACCTGACACTCAGCACGATTTTTCTGGATATCTACCCCACACGTTAATATAAGGGCTTCATCAGGTATTGTATTTGCATCATAGCCTTCCCTTCTAGCCATCAACCCATCTGCTGCAATTGCTTCTTCTGGTTCAGGAGACCATGTTTCTCCAAGTGACGTATTGATAAATGTCTTTAGCATCTCTGGTTGCTTTTTAGCTTCTAAGAAGTTTTCAGCCATATCGCCCCAAGAACTAAAAACAGAATAAAGCTCACTTAAATGGAATCCGGCAATTTTCTTTGTTTTCCTTGTTGCCTTCCATTCCCCATTTTTAAGCATCCAATGTTTTTTTGACTCGTCAATAATGCAACCATTGTCACAAGTGTAAATTGCTGTTTCCGGCTTAGCATCCTCCCATACAACATTTGACCATTTTAAGGTTTGTTTATGATTGCACTCTGGGCATGGTACATAGTAATAACGCATATCTGATTCTTCAAAGGCTGTTTCTATTCTTGATAAGCCTTTAACTGTAGGTGTGCTGCAAAGATATATTTTGCGGTTATAAAAAGTCTGGGTTCTCTTTGATGCTAAAAGAACTGGGTCACCCTCTGCCCCTACTGATTTTTCCATTCTGTCTACTTCATCAATACAGAGTATACGCACACTTCTGCTGGCTAATGAAGCTGCACTATTACTGCCTGTAATATTAAGTGTTGTTCCGCCTGTAAATTTTTTAGATAAAACAGTATTAGAACTATCTTTGGACTTAGGATCATTTATTCTATCTCTCAAAACTGGCGTATCTCTTATCATGTTTGATAGCTTTTCTTTACTATAAGCCTGCGCCATAGCCAGAGAGGGCTGCATTATTAAAATTGGGCTTGGTTGTTGATGTATGTAATAGCCAACTACATTGTTTAATATTTCAGTTGCGCCAACCTGTGCAGACTTCATCCAAATAATTCGTTCTATGTTTGGATCATTAAACACATCCATAATTTCTTTTTGATATGGCGCATAGTCTGTTCTATACCTTCCGCTTATTGCAGATGATTCTGGTGATAGAAATCTATAAGTATCAGCCCATTCTGATATTTTAAGATTTGTTGGTGGCTTCCATAGGCTCTGAACTTGGCTCAGAACTTTCTGAATATTCTCTTGGTAGTCCATCTTGGGATAGCTCCTCTAATACTTCATGTATGTTGTTTTTAATTAATTGCTCAGCTTCGTTAAAGTCTTGGGCTGCTAATACCTGGTGTGCTAGGTTAGTTGGTATGTTTAGCAACTTAGCCTTTGCGTTTCCAACAAAATCACCCCAAGTTGTTCTAACTAATTCTGCTGGTATTAAATTTCCTTCCAATTGATTCACCTCTAGCTCTGCTTTATCGGCTTGAAACTTTTTAAGCCTTGTTGATTCTTCTACCATGTCACCACTTGAGCCAGACTTTTTAAAGTGCGATCCGCTTTTTCTCAGGTGGTTTATATACTCAATTCTGCAAACATCTATATCAACCGGTGATCTACCGCGTTTAATACTAAAAACACCCCTTTTAACTAATTCTGAAACGCTTTGGGGGGACATTCCCAAATGCTCAGCTAATTCAACTTGAGTAGCCATAAGCATCCAAATAAGTTTGATTTAATTTGCCTGTGTCTAAAAAAATAAAAAAACGCAACC